GTGCAGGAGGTGGATCATCACTAAAAAGTAATCCTGGATTTGCTGGTTCTTCACTTGGCGGAGCAGGAGGAAATGGAGCAGCAAGTGCTGGTGCCGCTGGTGGAACCGGCAATCCTTATGGAACTGCAGGTACAAATGGCCTTACAGGTACAGGTGGCCTACTTATTATTATATGTGAAGGAAATATTACTCCAAATGGGGCTACTGTACAAGCAAATGGAGTAAATTCGGCTGCTACCGGTTCATATGGAGGTGGAGCTTCAGGTGGAGGTATTACTGTAGTAATACAAAGCTCAAGTATAGGTAACTTTCCAGGTACAAAATCTCTTGGAGGAGGTAATACAGGTAGCGCGGGTGGCGCAGGTGGAAATGGTTCTGGTTTCAACTATGGTCTTTATAGTTAAGTTACTCTATACATTATATCTAATCTATTAAATAGAGATGGCATATTTTCAAATGAAATGGACCGAATCAGCTGGTGATGACAATCCATTTAATAATGGTAATAATAAGTTAACACATACTTTCGAATCTTTGGATGATCCGGCAGTAACCCCATCCCTTATTATACAAATTTATCCTCCGCCACTTTTACCTATTACTTCTCTATCTCTCACAAATCAAAATGGAACTTTATACTCATATCCTTGGACAAGTTCCGCATTAAATCAGTATTCTTGGACAAGTGTGCCCAATGTTCAAATGTTTTATTATAAACTTTATTTAACACAGGCACCAGATACATTTCCTGGCAGCGTAAATCCAACATATGAACTCTTAACATCAGGATCAACACTCTCAGGCACTTTTAACTATACAGTGTCTAATAACTATATGAATTTATATCTAAACTGCGTAGTGTATTATGATATTACAGGTGGTGCAAAAAGCTCACCCATCAATTTACAAGCAATCTGGTATAGTTCTCCAACTTCACCAAGTTTTACAAGTATAGATATTGTATATTCATCCTATCAGAATCCAACAGATCCAAATCAAGTAATATCTGTACAAACACTTATCGTAAACTATACACAATCGGATGGTGCATACGGTTTTGCATTACAGGTCTATAAAGAAAATACAGATGGCTCATATGGAATCTACTATGATGGAACTCCTGTGAATACTAGTCCACCTACATTAACACAATCTACGAATGTTGACTTTGGTACTGGTGAAGCAAATTATTATGCGGTCATCATTGCGAATGGTAATCACCAACTCTATTTAGCAGGACCTACAGGTATTTCATATACAACAAATTCTCCAAACTCAAGTGTAGTCACATGCTATCAGCCCCAATTTCCAAATGGTGTTCTAGGTACGCCAAGTTTAACCATCTACGCACAGAATGTATCTACAATAAGTCCTCCCTACGCAAATTTTACTTGGAATGCCTCAACTGGAAATAATCCTGGTTCAGGTGCAACATACTACGACTGGATTTTTTACGATGCAGCTACAGATTCACCCTACTATCCAAGTGGTCAGAGTGCATATTCAGGAAGAACAATTTCAAATGTAACGAGTGGAACAATCTCAGATTCATTTACCTTTCCTAATCCAAATGTAAGTATTTCTGGAATCACATTATATATTGTGATTACTTCTGGAAATGCGCAGGGTGCACAGACCGCATCAAATCCTTCAAATAACGAACCTTATGATTTTCAAGCATATGATCCCACGCCGACAGATCTTTCTATTACACTATCCTATAGTACAGGTCAAGTCAATGTGGAACTTCAATTTACTGGAAAAGACGGTGCCTTTGTATACAATTATAATTACATTATCTATTGGGTTCAAAGCGGGACAACAACTCAAGTCGTATCAAATTATTTAGCAGGTGGTACGAGTGAAACAAATAACGGTCACACTGCCATTGTAAATGTAGATTATGTTAATAATGGATACTCCATGGCAAATGGAGATACACTCTATTTTACAATGCAACTTTCAGATAACAATGGTGGCATTTCCTCAGAAACGGTAACTTCAAGCAGTGTAACCATAACTGGGTTGTAGAGAGTTCTAAAGCCTTCTGACAACCCTGTAGAGAGAATGGCTGGTGCTTCAAGGCCTCGCGGTGATATAACAACCCTAATCGATTTGGCTACCCGTGATAGTCAAGACGATTATTTCACACCGCTTAATTCTGAGACAACCTGGTTTGCCCGCGACCAGGAACGGCGCAATCGTCCTTTTGTACCCGCTGTTCAAACATTCGCCTTTCGTGGTCCTGCTGCCTTCGGTCAACGCTTCTCTTTTGATGTTGGCTCCGTGGCCTGTGGCGACCTCCTCTTTGGAGTTTTTCTTCAAGTTCGGCTTGGCCACTGGTTTGACCCGACAACTGTCCTCCGTATCCTGTCAGGTCGCTATCAGTATGTGGATCCAAGTGGTGCCTGGTTTTACGCAAACTCCATTGGTACTGTCTTAGTTCAAAAGGCCGAACTTGAAATTGAAGACCAAATTATCGAGACTATTGACGGCGATTTTACCTTTACTGCGGGACGTGTAATGACCAACTTGAATGCGCAGATTGGAATCAATGTGGATGGTACTGGATATTCTACACTCGATAGACTAAAATCGTGGAATCCCAACCGTGTATTTCCCACAGAAGGAGGGAAACTGATGATACCACTCTCCTTCTTTTTCAGCCGCGCAGGCTTAAAAGAGGCATTTCCACTTATTGCGTGCCGCGAAGGAACTGTTCGAATTCATATTACCCTACGGCCTTTCATTGATTGTGTGCGAGTCGCAAATGGTCTCCGCTCCTCTTGTACGGCAACGCCACTTGGAGAGACATTCAGTTTTATTGATAATGGCTTACCCTTCCGACCCACCATTCAAATCACGGCCGCGGCCGATGCGCCTGCTTTTGAAGACTTCAAGTTAGTGACTTATGGAGCCTATATAAGTGGTCTTGTACGTGAGCGTATGCTCTATACACCCTTTGAAATGCTCTATCGTGGACTTCAGACATTTACTTTTTCGGAGCCTTTAAAGTATCTAGTGAATAAATCAGCGGGAGATACGATTACTGTCCAACTACCTCTCGAGGCAAATCATCCTATGGAGGAGATTATCTGGTTTGTACGGCGCAAGGCAGCCATCATTGAAAACAATGAGTGGACGAACTATAGTTCTGTGATTAGCGCTGAATATGACCCAACCTTCAATCCACCCAAGGCATTTGTAGTTTCTGCGATTCTACAAGTCAATGGTATTGAATTAATTCGCGCTGAAGAGGAGTATTTTCGTCAACTCTTGAGTCGTCATCATGCTGGAGGTATTACCTCCTATGCTTCTTATATCTATGGTTATCCGATTGCAAGAAAACCGTCAGACCACCAACCGAGTGGAACTCTGAATGCATCGCGTGCGCAGAGTGTCCGCTTGACACTCACAGTGAGCCCGCCTGGTGGACTCTATAATCAAGAATGGGAGGTGGTTGTCTATGTGCTTGGCCTGCGCTGGCTCCGTTTTGAGAATGGAATTGGCAATCAGATGTTTGATAGTTAAAAATTTGAACTTGTAGGTCGGCAATATACTGCGTATCACACAATGGCTACTACAGTTCCTCCTCGTCGTTTTAACAAGTATCCAAATCGGGTTGAGAAGGAGCCCAAATGTGCACATACCTTTGCAAAGACTCTCTTTGAAAATGAAGGTGCAAAGTTTGAGAATAATTCTCTGACAAATACGGGTTGGGCCCATATTCACGTTGCGTTTATTGTAAAGCGTGGCAAGATTCTGGCAGAGGCCTGTAATCAGTTCGGTGCACGCCATATGGGCTGTGGCTATTCGGATTGGAGTATTCATGCTGAGCGTGCTGTCGTTAAGAAAATTGGTAACACCGATTTGCTTCGCGGAGCAGATATGTATGTCTTTCGTATGGGTCGTACGCCACAGAGTCGCTTCTCACAGCCGTGCCAGTCATGCGAGGTCTTCTTGAAGAAGTGTATGAAGGAGTATGGCCTGCGGTTTGTCTTCTATTCTATCTAACGGGCTCATAGATAGATGGTCGCGGCACTCCTCAAAATCCTTCAATCTGGAATACAGGATGTGCGACTCCTGGCGCCAAAAGGACAACCAAAAGTTGATTTTTTTAAGAAGGTTTTTATTAAGGCGGGGCGATTTACAACGCAGTGGTCACGCATTGATTTTGACCAAATTCCGGATTTTGGAAAGGCTGCGACAGTCACATTGCCGCGACAGGGACACCTGATAAGTCGTCTCTATCTAGTGGTTAATCTGCCCGATATTGTTGGTCCGCAAATTGCTGCGAAGGCCGCGGCAGATGTATCAGGCGTGACATTACTTGGCCCAACGTACGGTTGGACGAATTCGCTTGGTCATGTACTTGTAAGTACTGCGCAGATTGATATTGGGGGAAGTCGCACAGAAGTCCTTGATTCGCAGCTTCTCGAAGTGCTTGATGAGTTTCGTACTCCCCTTGAAAAAACGACTTCGGTGAATCGACTCATTCAGCGGTATGATAATGGCTTTACGAAGAAGACTATTGGATGGGACCCGCAAAAGCGTCCAGCACAAGTAGCTGTGCCTCTGCCTTTCTGGTTCAGTCGAGGTGATGCTGGTGCTTTTCTGCCGATTGACGCAATCAGTACAGATGCTGTGCGCCTCACGATTAATTTTGCGGCCATTGGCGATACCTACGTAAGTGATGTAATTACAGACCCTGCTATTGGACTTCAAACGGGTAAAGTCTATCCACCCATTCTAGGTTCACCCTTCTATGCGGCGGATCCAGCAGGCACACTCACATATCTTGGACAGAGGGCAAGAATTTTTAAGGGTTATTCAATGCCTCTAATACAATCACTTGGAGATACATATTTAATGGCAGAATACATCTATCTCGACAAGGCCGAAGCGAACCGCTTCCGTCTTGCTGATATTTTATTGCCGGTTCCGCAACATTATCGAATTGAACCGTATGATACGCGGAATTTTCCTAAAGTCTCTGTGCCTTTGCGAATTCCCAATCCTACGCGTGATATTTTCTTTTATGCGGGACGATATGAAGCACCCAGTTATAATGCACCTTTCTTAGCCACCCGCGACCTAAGTGGAGTCGATTGTAGAGTAGCCCCTTGGTGGCCTGATGCGAGTGGTTTGAATGCGGCCTATTTTACAGCAGATTATTTACCTGGATATAGTACACGAGATTCTGACCCAATCAGTGATATTGCTTTGATTTACGAGGGGCGGCTTGTACGCTACGGTACAGAGGTCTCCTCGATGTTTCGTAGTATTCTGCCCAGCCTCAATCAGAGAAAATCACCATGGGTCAATCGATATTACTACAATTTGCCATTTGGTGTAATGAATGGATTTATGGCACCGAGTCAACCTTCTGGTGAAGCAAATCTCGATAAGATTCGGCGAATTGACTTAGAACTCACAATGGCTGCGGGTCGCGGTTGTGTTACTGGGACAGGTGTAGAGAGATTCTGGATTTATATCTGGGCAGAGACATACAATATCTTTCGAATCTATGGTGGTCGTGCGGCGCTTATGTTCGCCTACTAAACGCAGTTTAGGAGCCTGCGACCGCGAGGGAGATCGCCTACTAAACTAGAAAAAATTTGAAGTTTATTTTTACAACTAAATCAGTATACAAAAATGGCACAGCAACCCGACTACGCCTACCTGAATGAGCGGATTGACTTCATCAAGAATACAATCGAAAATGCGCAGAATCTATATAAT